AAGTAGTAGAAACTGCCAAAGAAGAACTTGATAAAAAATCTGACCCAGAGGTAAAAGAAAACCTTGAGCAAGTTGTAGAAGAAACAGATAGTCCAGAAGTAGAAAGCAAATTCAAATCTATCTGGCAGGCATGGCTTGATAAAGATATTTCTAAATCTGATAGAAACTACCTTATTATTGATGCTTTGGCTGCTTTTGCCAACAACGCTGGAAGAAATCTTAGAAATATTGGAGCTCAATTTATTGGTGGTCCTATTGATACCTCTCATGATACTTCTATCTGGGAACAGCAAAATAAAGCAAAAGCAGAAGAAATGGCTAAACTTGGTACAAGAGCTGGACAGCAGGAATATACTTCTAAAGATTTAGCAAATGAAGCTGCTGCTTTATCTAATGAATACCAGAAGATGATAAATGAAATTACTCCTGAAAAACTTCAACTTGATATGGAGGCCGCTAAGCAGCAACTTGTATCTATGGGCTTGGCAAATGAATATCAGGCTATCATCAACTCTAGAACACCAGAACAGCTTGATAGAAATATTGAAAGTATGGTTCAAAAGATTGAAGCAAATGATGTAAACCTACAGAATATGAAGTATGGTCAGGCTTATACCAATTATGTTGCATCTAATTTCAAATGGTTACCAGACTTTATCAAACAGCATATGATAGCTAAACAAGCACAGAAAGGTGTAGGAGATATAGGTGAAACCGTAGGAAACGCTATTGGCACTGCTGGTAAGACTTTCCTTGGTAAATAAGGAGAAATAAGAATGCAGTTTGGAAATCAAGAGATAATTACAAGAGAAATGATGCCTTCCTATGGTGCAGCTGATAATCAAGACCATCTTTTTCAAGCATATCAAGATGTGTTGGCAAGAAGATTACAGGCTATGCAACCAATGAATACACAAATTCAAGCTGCAAATGTTGGTAGTCAGGAAGCATCACCAAATCAGTGGGATTAGAATAATATGAAAAAAGAAAGAAAATATTTGAACGATATAAACGAGTATGTAAACAAAAATGGTGCATGGAAAAGTAAAGCTCTACGTAATTTGAGAGTTTATGAATATACACCATCTCTTTCTTTACAAAATCTCTCAGATGATGAAGTTGTTGGTTATTTCCAAGGTTCTATTTGGAATGAGGAAGATACAACTTCTATTATACAGGAAAATATTGTAAGAAGTACAATTGATACATTAGTATCTAAAATTGCCTCTCAGAAAGTAAGACCATTCATCAATACAGTAAATGGTTCTTTCAAAGATATGCAGGTTGTAAAATCTGCTCAGACTTTCTTTGATTCTTTCTTTGAAGAAAATGATGTAAATAAACAAGTTTCTTTGGCATTCAGAGATGCTTGTATTTTTGATAGAGGATATGTATTCGTTGATAAGGTAAATAAAAGAATTATAAGAGCACTTCCTTGGCAAGTATTTATTGACTCTAAGGAAAAGTCTTATGATAAAATTACAAAAGTTGTTTATCAGCAGAAACATTTCCCAACTTCTTTATTGAACGTAGATACAAGATTGAAAGAAGTAACTTATATTCAACTTTGGGATATAAGAGCTCATAAACATGTCATCTATATTCAGGAATTAGATTTATACAAAGAGGAAGAATATATTGCTGATGTTATTCCTTTTGTTACAATAAACTATTCAAATCCAGTAAAAGGCAACTCTTCTTCTTGTGTAGTTGACCTATTATATGGTATTCAAAAAGAAGTAGACCAGTTAGTTGCAAAAATAAAAGATGCATCCCAATTGGCTTCACCTCTCAAATATTTTGTTCCACAACAGAGCAACATAAAAGTAGAAAAATTGTCAAACAGAGTTGGTGAGGTTATCACTTATAATCTTCCACCAAACTACAATGGAAACCCAGTTACAGTTGCTACTGAGCCATTTATGGACCCAGAGTGGATGTCAACGCTGGAAAAATTCAAACAGCATGCTTATGAGCTTGTTGGTATATCTCAATTATCTGCTATGTCTCAGAAACCAAAAGGATTGGATTCTGGAGTTGCTCTATCTACAATGGAAGACATAGAAAGTGATAGATTTGAGACCCAACTCAATTCAGTTATAAGAAGTTATGTAGAATTGGCAAAAGTCTGCATAAAAGTATTTGATGGAGATATTTTACCTCCTAACAGATTGAGAGCTTCTAACGTTACTTGGGACGATATAGTTGCAATGCAGGATAATATGACAATTCAATTCTCTGCTGCTGAAAGCTTATCCAAAGACCCAAGTATGAAATTACAGCAATTACAAGCATTAGTTGCAGCTGGTGTAATTCCTCAGTCAAGAGTTGCACAACTTATGGAAATCCCAGACTTGCAGCAAGGATATTCTTTTGCTAATAATGCCATAAATGCAGTAATGGCCGTAATCGATGATTGTATTGAAAGAGATAATTACGACATTCCATTTTACATTCCAATTGATATGTTGCAAGAGGAAATTGTAAATACTTGTCTTTCTTTGAAAGGAGCCAACTCTATAGAAAACAATGCAGATATCAATAAGTTGATGCAATTATTCGCTGTTGCAGAAAAGATGAAAATCAATTCTCAGACTTCTGCTGAAATGGCTGCTTCTCAGGGATTACAGAATGAAATTGCAGCTGATTTACAAAATCCTAATGGTGTAATAAACACTCAGGTAAATAATCAGTTGATGCAATTACAGATGTCTCAAATGCAAGGACAAGCTTTGCAGGGCGTCTAAAAATCTAATAATAATAGATACAAATTTGGCATAGCATTAGTAATTGTGAAGCAGTGAAAGTGCTTTGACGGTTTTATCGAAAAGTAAAACTAAAGACCCACTTATCGGTCAGTAGGTAAGAAAAGGAATTTTATGGCTATAACATCTGAAGTTGCCATCAAGAATATCTTGAAGGTATGGTACAAAGACGGTGTTGAGAACCTTTTATGGAGAAACTCTCCAGTTTTGAAAAAGGTAGAAAAGACAAAGGTAGAGGGTAAAGAACAGGCTTTCGCTGCTATTTATTCTCGTGGTGGTGCAGTTGCTGCTGACTTCTTAGTTGCAGAAAAGAAAGCATCTCAGAACGTAAAGAACGCTGAGTTCAAAGTAACTCCAGGTCAGTTGTTCTCTGTATTTGCTTACAATGCTAAGGAAGTTCAGGCTTCTCTTTCACGTAGAGGTGCTTATATGAAAGTAGCTGGAAATAAAGCTTTCGCTGCTACAGAAGCTCTTCGTAAGACTTTAGCTGCTGCTCTTTATGGTAGAGGATATGGTGAAATTGGTGTTTACCCAACAGTAGGAACTGTATTTACAACTGCTGCTGCAAAAATTACTCTTGCAGAAGATGCAATTGGTAAAATTGATATCGGTTCTGAAATCGAATTCAAGACAGCTCTCAATGGTTCAGCTGTAATGAAAGCAACTGTAGATGGTATCGATGACAACCAGGTAACAATTACTCCAGCTGCTGGTTATACAACTGTAGGTGGTGAGTATATCGTACTTGCTGGTTCAACAGATGCTTCTGGTAACCCACTTATGCCAATGGGACTTGATGGTTGGCTTCCAATCGTAAATGGTCGTGCAGACGGTACTTCTGATACTAAATGGTCAAGCTATATTGGAACTCCATTCTACAATGTAACTCGTTCTGTTGCTCCAGACCGTTTAGCTGGTCAGTTCTATTTACAGCCTTATGTAGATGGAAAAGAAAAGAAAGCTGATGCTATTACTGCTCTTTTGAAGAAATGTCGTAGAGCTGGTGGAAATCCAGATATGATTATCATGAATGATGAAGACTGGTATGAATTAGCAAAAGATATTGAGACAACAAATACACTCTTTACTCAGACTTCTGAAAAGGGTAAGAAGAAAGCAACAATGGGATTCTCTGATTTCGCTGCTGCATTCTCAACAAACTGGATTGACAATGTATACGATGACCCATATTGTCCAAAAGGAAAGTTCTACATCTTGGATTCAGCTTATGTAGAATACTTTGTATATACAAACGCTGAAAAGGTAAACGATGGTGTTGCTGACAATGAACCAGGTAAACCAGACCCAATGAGTGCTGACGATGCTGGAAAAGAAGATGCTTCATATAAGTTACTTATTGATGACTTCTTGACAGTTGAACCTGGAACAGCTACAAGTGATGGACCTGCAGTTCGTGCAACAATGAACTTCTTCGGAAGCTTGGCTATCACAAATCCATCTACTTCAGGTGTTGGTATTTTTGCTACTCAGCATCCAGAGAACATTCTTGGTTGGGCCTAAGCAATAAATAATCAATTCTAATCTCCTTGTGAAGGTCGGCTGTAAAGTCGGCCTTTTCATTTTAGTTTTTCAAGCAAGCAGCTTTTCTTTTTTCTGTCGTGAACGGATATTCGGCTAAAGACCGAATATCTTCCTAATCTTACAAGTCGAGAACTCGACTTGATGGATTAGAAACTTCGTGCTTCACAGCACTGCTTGGTGCTCCACACGCATTTGTACTTTCGGCTCGTTCCCTGCCTACTATGTCAGAGTCAAATCTGACTTCATTTTATGAT